TGTGTAAACTTATTCATAAATTACCTCATATAAAGTTATAACATTGTTATAATTCTGTATCAAACGAGTCCAAAAACTCACAACCGCGACCTAACGCTTGCACAACCGCGAATATTTCGGGATATTCTGCCCTAATTATAGCGCGGTTTTGTTGATCCATCAACGCATAAGCCGTATGTAATTTGTCGCATGCATCATACATATCACCTACGCGGGTATCGGCTACACCTACGCGGTACAATTCACTCCTATTAATTGTATTCATTGTGTCACCTCTACATAATCGACCGAATAATCTCTATCGGTGGTGGTTGCGTCATACGGCACACCCTCCTGCTCTAACATTGTATAGGCTATGTTTTCTGCACCTTGCTCACTTGGTGCTTCAACTTCAATTGATGCATATTCAGTGTGGCTAATTGTTACCTTATATTTATTCATATTATACACTCCAGTTAGTTTAATTGATTTATAACATTGTTATAACTACTGCTTACAATAATTATAACAATGTTATAAGGACAATCCCTGTCCTATGCCATCACTCGAACGGCTCAAATAATCCTCCCTCACCTAGTGCCATGCTCGCTAGATCAAAGGCATCCTTATAATATACTACATGCTTTTTAACTTCGTTGTAGTATTCCGCGCCGTATTCCTCCACCAATGCTAACGCTTCTCGCTTGGTTTTGGTGCGTATGTTGTAGCAACTATGATCGGCTTTGATCGGTGCTACCCAGTATGTAAGTTTTGCCATATAACCTCCTTAGGTTTAGTAGTGGCTGGGTTTTATAACATTGTTATAACTACTGCTTACAATAATTATAACAATGTTATAACAGCGGGAGCGTCCTTGCTCGGCTGTTATCGTCATATTATGCTACTTGGCTAGCTAGTAGGTTTAAGGCTACTTCTAGGCTATCGGCGCGTTTTTCGTCTTTCTCGGCTTTTAGCATGCTTTCTAGGTGACGCATTGCTAGCTTATATTTGGCGGTATTGTCGGCCTTGATGGTTTCAACGCTAGTGCCGTTCTCGGCGGTTTCGCCTTGATCGCCTTTACCAGTTTTAACTCTAGGTGCTACTTCCTGTATTTTGCCGTCCTTAACAGTGCAAGCTAGCTCCGATATACCGCGATCTTTATTGATCTTTTTAGTTACTCGATTGAATAAGGCGCGGAGTGTTGCAAGCGCTTTCTTATCCTTAGCTACTTCACCCCAAAAGGCGATTATATATTTGGTAGCTTTTGCATCACCCTCAACGTGCGCGATATAGGCGCTATTTAGGATTGCTGTTACGCTATCGCGTACGCCTTGAGCAGTTACGAATTGGTTTGCTAGGTCTTTTGCGTTTTTGATAGTTAATGTAGTCATAATGTTTACTTACTCTCTTATAGTGGTTTAGTTTAGGGCGCTTTGAAGCGCTGTCATATCTTAGACAATATCACCACCTAAAAAGTTCAATTATTTATAACAATGTTATAATTATTTGCATTACTTGTAGTAATAAAGTTTTGCCTAGTCATTACAATATGTTATAACCTTAACAGGTATTATATATCAATATATATTGATGCACTAGGCAACGCTTCACTAGCACACACACGCGCCATTGTAAAACTTTAACGTGACTATAAAGGCGTGACTGGTCAGGCTGTTTTGGTCACCCCCACCCCCTTTGTAGCAACTATGCCGACTGGGGGGAAGGTTAGATGCTCTCTCTGGCGAGATAATGAAACTTTCATGTACCTCCCTATTGACTTCTGCTTTAAAGTGTGGTATAATATACTATAAAGTTAATTAAAGACAATTAGAGTTGATTGTTTATATTTATATACAAACAACCTTATAGCTAATTGTCATCGTCTATAACAACACGGTGTCGTGCATGTACCATCTATTTCGATCATGTAACGACAGCGATGCTAGAGGTAGCAAATGTCTGATAAAGATATGAGAAAGAAAGTGCGTCTACTCAAGAAGAGCGACCCTGATGAGTACAATGTTAATGAGCAGTTCCTACAGTTTGTTGCGAACTATGTCGAGTCTGGTAACGCAAGACAGTCGTGGACACAAGCAGGTTATTCACCTAAAAGCGCAGGGACAGCAATGTCTCGCTTACGTGATAACTGGAGACTAGTAGAATCAATGGTAAAAGAACGTATAGGTTCACATGTTCCTATGGCGTTAACAGGTATCATTGAGTTAGCTCAGACAGCCAAGCAAGAGTCTATAAGGCTAAAGGCACAGCAGGACATCCTGTACAGAGCAGGGTATGATAAGCCTATGGAGATGGTTGTTACAGACAAAGAAGCTAAAGACCTCAAGGATGATGAACTACAGAAAGAATTATTAGCTATCCTTAACAAGAACCCTGTCATCGATGCGGAAGTAGAAGAAGAGTGAATCTAGACCTTTCTCCAGAACAGCTTTCACAGATACCAAAGGATCAGCAAGTTAGACTTCTTGAACTCTTAAAGGAACAGAAAGAAAGAGTTAAGTTTAACAAGAAGGATCACTTTGATCTATACGAGTGGCAGAAGGGATTAGCTAACGCCACTGATGAAGCCAATCAGGTATTGGCAATGTGTGCTAACCAGATTGGTAAGTCTACTAGTGGTGCTTACATTACAGCTTGTCACTTGACAGGTATCTATCCTGATTGGTGGGAAGGTAAGAAGTTTGATAAGCCTATCTACTGTTGGGCGGCAGGTGTATCTAACGACACCACCAGAGATATCCTACAGACAGAATTGTTTGGTCTTGCTGAAAGCGAGAGTGATTGGGGTACAGGTATGGTTAACCTGTCTATGATTGGTGAGAAGACCAGACGTAGAGGTGCAACAGGTAACACATACGATAGTGTCATGGTTCAACACCACGATAAGAATGGTAACCCTGATGGGTGGTCTCGTATTGGTTTTAAGTCTTACGAGATGGGTGAAGAGAAGTTCTATGGCAGACCAGTAGATTGGATTTGGCTTGATGAGCAACCACCCTCTAATATCTACACCCAGTGTATCACACGTACTGTAGCAACTAACGGATTCGTAATGATGACGTTTACTCCAGAGGACGGTATGACTCCTGTTGTAAACCAGTTTATGAATGACATCAAAGCAGGGCAGAGACTAATACAAGCTACGTGGGACGATGCTCCTCACCTAGATGAAGAAACTAAAGAACAGCTACTGGCTCAGTATCCTCCACACGAACGTAAGCTACGTAGTCAAGGTATACCTGTATTTGGTTCTGGTCTTGTATTCCCTGTATCAGAAGACAAGCTTATCGTTGACCCTTTTGAAATACCAGATCATTGGAAAAGAATTGCAGGTCTTGACTTTGGTTATGACCACCCCACAGCAGTAGCTTGGATTGCTATTGATGATGAAAGCGATACGTATTATATCTATGATGTATACGCTAATCGTCAGGAGACAGCTATAATTCATTCTGCGGCGATTAAGCAACGACCCCATTGGATACCAGTGGCATGGCCTAAGGATGGATTACAAAGCGATAAGGGAAGCGGAGTGAGTCTTGCTGAACAGTATCGAGAACAAGGTGTCAACATGTTGCACGATTGGGCGCGTAACCCTAAGGCTTCTGGAGACACTGGTAAAGGTAACAACTTTATAGAACCTTCTATTATGGAAATGCTACAGCGCATGGAGACAGGAAGGTTTAAAGTGTTTGGACATTTAGAAGAATGGTTTAAAGAGTTTAGATCATACCACAGAAAAGATGGAAAGATTGTACCAATAAAAGATGATATTATTTGTGCTACGAGATACGCAGTAATGTGCGCTCAGTTTGCAGTAGCAGGTAAATCACAGAACTGGGCTGATTACAGCGATCAGTCTCTCCCTATTAAAAACTGGAGTAACGTATAGATGGATAAAGCTATTACAAATGAAGACCTATCAGAAATTGTAAGAAGAGAATTATCTTCTGCTGATTCATGGTCTAACGGAGACTTAGCCGATCAACAGGCTGAGGCACTTGACTATTACTATGGCGAACCATTTGGTGATGAAGAGGATGGCTTTTCTTCTGTAGTAACTAGAGATACTTTAAAAACAGTTGAGGGTATTATGCCTTCACTGATGAAGGTGTTTGCTTCGGGGGATACGTTTGTAGAGTTTGAGCCTACAGGTGCAGAGGATGAGGAAGCGGCACAACAGGCTACCGACTATCTAAACTATATATTTGATAAACGGTGTGATGGATTTAACGTATTATACACATGGTTTAAAGATGCTCTTCTAATGAAGAACGGTTTGGTAGAAGTAAGTTGGACACAAGATGAATTATGTGATATTGAAAACTTTGTAGGTATCGAGGACAGTGAAGTCCTAGCACTAGAAGAAGATGAGAACTTAGAAATTGTCAACAAGGAAGTTAATGAAGAAGACCCTAACCTCTACGATGTTACTGTACGCCGTGACAACTATCGTGGTAGGCCAGTCGTTGACAATATTCCATCCTCTGAGTTTAGGATTAAGGCAAGAAGTAAGAGCATTAAGGATGCCGACTTCGTTGCGAGAGTTCAAGAGGTTAGCATCGGATCACTCATAGACTATGGCTTTAGTCGTGAAGATGTATCAGCAGGACACCACTCTAGCCTTATAAAGAATCAAGTAGAAGACGCTAGGTTTGGAGACGTAGAAGAAGCTAACGACTTTGGCAATAACACAGAAGTTGAATATGTCAAGGCTTGGGTTAAAGCGTTTGATGAAGCTGAAGAAAAGATGAAACTCTTTGAAGTACACATGGTAGGTAATGTTGTTCTTGAGAAAGAAGAAGTAGGTACTATTCCTGTTATTAACTTATCTCCTATTATGATGCCCCATAAGTTTACTGGTGTTAGTGTTGCTGATCTTGTTAAAGACATTCAAGAGATTAGAAGCAAGATGTGGAGACATACTCTTGATAACCTAGCTCTATCTAACGCAGGTAGATATGCCGCAGTAGAGAATCAAGTAAACCTACAAGACCTTATCGACAACCGTATTGGTGGTATTGTCCGTGAGAAGGTACAGGGTGCTGTTAGACAGCTTCCAGTTCCACAGCTAGGTCAGGCTACCTTCCCCTTCCTAAACGAGCTAGACAAGGAAAGAGAAGACCGTGTAGGCGTATCTAGAATGAATCAAGGGCTAGACCCTTCTGCATTAACATCTAACACAGCGGCTACAGCAGTTAACCAAGTAATGACAGCTTCTCAAGAAAAGATACAACTTATTGCTCGCATCTTTGCTGAGACAGGTGTTAAAGAATTATTCTTACAGCTATATCGTTTGTCACGTACAAATAACACAGAAGTAGATATTGTCAAGCTACGTGGTAGGTTTGTTCCTGTTGCTCCTTATGATTGGAAAGATAGATATGATATGGCAGTGACTGTTGGTTTAGGTAATCAGAACAAAGATCAACAGCTAATGCATCTTAACAACATTGCAACAATGCTTCGTGGTATAGGTGAGACGCAAGGTGGTTACCTAATACAACCACAGCATATTCATTCATTAGCGAGTGAGTTTATTAAGAATGCAGGTTATCGTAACCCTGCTAAGTTTATTGGTGATCCTAGTCAGGTTAAACCACCAGAGCCACAACCAAGCCCAGATATGATTGCGGCACAGGGTGAGTCACAGAAAGACATGGCTGACGCTCAGTTGAAGCAAGTA